AAAAGTATTAAAAGCTAAACTTATTCTAGTATTATTTCCTTTTTTTGTATCTACTTGATGAATTGTTGATGATGGAAACATAACTAATTGACCTGTTTCTAATGCAAACCACCATGTATCAGAGTTCCAAATATTGTATTGATCTATTTCTGGTTTTATTTGTTGATAGCCTTTTGAATTAGTAAATTTAATTTTATCATTTTCTTTATCACAATCAAAATATAACACACCTGATACAACTGAATTAGGGTGTGCATGTTGATGATGGAATTGATTTTCCTCTGTATAGTTTAACCAAGATTGAGTGATATAAAGTTCTATATTATTTTTAGGACATATAATTCTTTCTAAATAATCTTTGCAACATTGATCTAAAAATTTCTTTATATTTTTAAATTCTTTTCTGTTTAATATGTAATTATCTTTAGTATTAATATTTCCTTGATTTTTAATACAATGTTTTTTTTGTTTATCTACAAATTCTAATTCTTGTTTTGTAAATGGTCTTCCTATTTTATTCATGTAAATAGGAGTTGGAAATAAATTTTGTATTACAGGTTCTTTCACACCACTCATTAAATATTTATTCTATTAAATCCCAAGATTGATTTTCTTCATTCCATTTATAACCAGCATCATTGTCAATTTGTTCTTGTGTTAATTCTGGCATTGGAATAGGTGCTTCCCATAAACAAGTGTTTTCATTTAATGTCCAACTATTATAAGGTTTTGGTGGAATAAATGCGTCTCTTGTTTGATCGTATTTATAACCTTTACCAGCATAGTTTTTTCTAAACGGAGTTCCTCCTAATAAATGCACACCACCTCTTGTATTATAAGAGGTTTGTTTCCAAGTTGCTCTATCATTATATAAATTTTGTAAAAACTCAACACCAGCTTGTTCTGTTGTTGCAATGTCATTTGATACTACTTCAACTCTTTCAACTATATTACCAACTCCTAATTTTGAAAAATGTGCCATTATGCTGTATAACTCCCACTTGCTGTAAATGTCATTATTGTATCTGTTCCATCTGTTGTAACTGTTGGACTCCCTGTTGTTGTACCAGAATAATCTGCTGTAGGCACTCTTAAAATAACAACTCCTGAACCACCATCACCTCCAGTTGGATTTCCACCAACATTTTCACCAGCACCTCCTCCACCACTACCAGTATTTGCTGTTCCATTTGAACCACTAACATTATTTCCTCCAGTATCTCCACCTCCCCCTGTTCCACCTGAACCTCCAGTTCCTCCACCTCCACCACCACCACCAGCTCTTGTAACAGATGAACCTGTAATTGATGAAGCTAAACCATTTCCACCATCTCCTCCAACAGTTCCAGAAACTGCATCTCCTCCAACTGCACCAGCACCACCTCCTCCACCAGAAACATTTGTACCATTATCACCACCATCAAAACCTTGATTAGCTGTTCCTGAACCTCCAGTAAATGGATTACTATTCGCACCAGCACCTCCACCTGAACCACCTGAAAGACCATTAGTAGCATCTTTTCCACCACCACCTCCACCAGTAGAAGTTATAGTTGTTATACCAGAACCAGAAATTGAACTATTAGAACCAGATGCACCAGGATTACCAGGAGAACCACCAGCACCACCAGAACCACCAGCACCAACTGTAATTGTATAAACTGTTCCTGGAGTTAAACCTAAAGAAGTTTCAGATGAACCTCCTCCACCAGAAGATTCTGTTGAATAAGAATTTCTATAACCTCCAGCACCACCTCCACCTCCTGATCTATCGCCACCAAGATTTCTACCACTTCCTCCACCACCTCCTCCAGCGATAACTAAAAAATCTACAGTTACAGTTTGTGGAACTTCATTAGTAACATCATCATCAACACTTGGAATCCAACCTTGTGTTGCACCTGAATAAACTAATCTTACTGATTGACCATTAACATCATAAACAGGATTGGGAGATGAATAACCTTGAAAATTTAAACTGTTTTGATTTATTGTAACATTATTTGTTCCCCATGTTCTTGCGTAATCAACTATTTCTATAGTATCTCCAACACTTGCTGATGCTGGAAGTGTAACAGTACAAGCATTTGAAGTCGTATCAATCCAATAACCATTTCCAGCTACTGCTGATAAAGTTGTTCCTGTTACGATACTTGATTGCCAAGATGTTCCACCAGAAACATCTGTAAAAGAAAGATTGCCAGAACCATCTGTTTTTAAAACTTGATCTACTGTTCCATCTGCACTTGGTAAAGTAAATGTTACATTAGATGCAATACTATCAGAGGCTTTTAAACCAACATAATTTGAACCATTATCTGTATCTTCTGGTAATCTAATTTCTGCACCAGCAGATGCACTTCCACTAATTGAAACTGGAGATGTTAATGTTACTGAACTGTCTAACCAATTAACTGTATTAGCTGAATAATCTATTGTTGCTAAAGATATATCATCTGCACCATCATAAAATTTTAAAGTTGGGTTAGTTGCTGAAGTTGTGTCTAACCAAATTGTTCCAGCAACTGCTGAACTTGGTCTTGAAGTTCCTGAATTTAATGTATTTAATGCACTTAAACTTTCATTTAATTTTGATCTAAATGATGGAAATGTTTGGTTATCTATTGTTATTTGAGTTGTTTGTGCCATGATGCGTTTATACTCCTTTTAATATCCTTTTGCAATATAGTCAAATGTTCTTGATACTGCTGTACCACTTGAATTTTTAAATGTAACATCAAAAGAATCTATAGCTTTGTTTTCAACTACAAAGAAATCTCCAGTAGCCATGTCTTCGCCTGTAATACCCACAGCATAACTTGTTGTTTTAAATGGGTTTGTAAATGTTACAGTATATGTTCCAGCACCAGAAGTTATATCATTTCCACTAAATATTCTATCTTCCATTTCTAATGTTACTGATAATTCACTAATTACTGGAGTTGTTAATTGATCTCTTGAAATAAAATAGGCTCTAAATTTAAAATATCTAGCTGTATAATCTCCAATAACAAAGTTTTTAAAATCTGTATAAGTAACTCCATCATCAGATAAAGCTATTTCTAAATGAGCATTTGAATTAGATGCGTAATCTCCATCAAATGAACCAGATTTTGAATCAAATAAACCACTAGCACTATCAAATAAATCTGTTGGGTCTTCTGCAAATTGTGTAATATTAGCTGTTACTCTTGTTGTATAAATTCCTCCAATATCTATCGGTGCTGAAAATTCATAAGTACCATCTAAATCAAGATCAGTAAGTCTTAATTGATTATTAGATAATGTTAAATTTGTTTTTGTACCAGAAAATGTTGGGTGTTCTGATTGACTAGAAATTGCATTAAAATTTCCAATAGAAGTAATATTAGTGGAAATTGTTGTAGCATTAATTGAAAAGTTACCTAGTTTATCAATAGCTTTAATTAAATAAGTTCCTGTTCTTGCTGGAACAGAAATTGAAGTGCCTGGTCTTGATACTTTTTCAATTAAAGAAACACTATTGTTCCATTCTGCATCAGTTGTTAATGTTGAGTATCTAATTTGATAATGTGATAAATCGACATCAGGTATCTGTTCCCAATTTAAATGAGCCTCTGAACCAATAATATTACAACTGAAATCTGTTACATCAGATGGTGGCTCTGTACTTCCAACAACAGTATGTTGAGCAGTTACATAAGTTGATGAAACTCCTAAAGTATTTACAGCTTTAACTCTAACATCATAAATACCTTGTTCTTTAACATTTAAAACTCTATGATTTAAACCACTACCTTGTGCATATATAATATAATCTGAATCAGTACTTAATTTATATTCTACTTGATAATAATCTACAAAACTATCAGTACTTGCACCTATGGTTATATCTAAAGCAATAAGAGGTGTTTGGTTATACTCAATTAATGTATCTCCTAAAGTAACACTTGCTGGTGGTTGAATTGTAAATGGATTAGGAAGATTAGTTGATGGAACTGTACTAGCTTGTGTTTTTGTTGCCCAAGTATAATGTGAATCTTGATGCTCTACTAAAGATAATCCAACTGTAAAATCTTCATTAAAAGTCATACCTAAAACTCTAAATGGTTTAGCAGAGAATCCTAAAGAACTATGTGTAATATTAACTATATCGCCAATCGTTAAATCATAAGCATCTAAACTTACAGTTATACCTAAAGATAAAGCCTCTCTACTTCTTCTTAAAATAACTTCAGCCATTTCTTCAGCTTGATATTGATTTGTTATTGTTGTGAATGAAAATCTACCCTCTAACAAAAATCCACCATCAGCAGTTTTCATAGTTTCGTGTTGATCTGCACTTGGAAGTCCTGAATCATCTATTGGTGGCCATTGAACCTCATCTACTTGATAATTACGATCAGGATTAACAAAGCCAACAATAACTCTATTATACTTTTCATTCTTATCAGGTACACTTATAGAATATCCACCTATAATATCATCTTCAGTTAATGTGATAGAAGCTGTGCCTGTTGTTTCAATAACTAAACTATATTTACCTTGCGAATATGGAAGATAACCTCTGCAACCTTTAATTAATTCTCTAACATTACTAATAAGATTTTTTGATGTATCTAAAGCA